CTATATTCTATTTATGGCATCCACTTCATGCCTTGCCGAAAATGTTGCGTAGCGTTTAACCATATCAAGAGACTTCCATCCCCCCAGCTTTTGAACGGTTAACAGGTCAACTCCGGCCATAACCATACGGGATGCCCAATCGTGCCGCCAATCATGCACCCGCATCTTAATGTCTATCCCATAGCGTTCTTTTAGGCGCTTTAAGGCCAAAAGATGCGCTTTTCTTATTGGGGATCCCCCGCTTATTAATCGTGTATCTTGATAAGGTTGTTTCTTTATATTTAGCCAAACATGCCCTGCAATGGGCTTATCAGATCGTATCCAATGCCTAGCTAGTGTCCAAAATGTCTTTTTATGCATAGGAACTGATCTTGTTTCCCCATTCTTAGATGTTCGAATTATAATTGATTTTTCTTTAAATAAAATATCTTCCCAAAGAAGCTGTAAGCATTCTTGTTCACGAAAACCTTGATAAGCCATAACGGTAAAAATTGGGCGTGCATGGCAAGAGTAACAAGACAAGAGCTTGTCGCGAACATTCTCAGGCATTAGAAAGACAATCCCTTTTCTTTCTTTTTCCATTTTTATTTTTGGTGGGATAATTGATAAATCCTCGGAAACGCTGTTTGTGATGGCATTTAGGACGCTAGCGTAACGGTTAAGCGTTGATTGCGCAAGACCATTCTTTTTTTCACAAAAAGATACCCATGCTTCTTTTAATTCAGAAACCATCCGCCCCTCAAAATATGGCAATAAGATATTTATTTTTGTTAATTCCCCAATTTTTAGGCGTTTTTTAGCAATATATTGCCGGACACAGTCATCAAACGTTGTCTTTTTTGTCCTATCTGCGTTGGGATTAAGGGCTTGTTCCCGGATATCTGTTTCTAACTTATTCGCATACTCTCGCGCATCTTTGAGCTTATCAAATCCCGTAGACTGTTCTTTGACATCGTAGGTCTCTTTTCCCACACGAACCGTCCCCCGGATGTAGTAGAATTTCCCTCTTTTCCTAATTGTAAGCATTCTGACCTTCTTTCTAATAATCTTTCAAATTGTTCTCTCACATATTTTCCAGTTGAAAATTGCTTCAATCCGTATTTATACAGCCAACGCCGAGCAAGTTTTTCAGCATCTTCCCCTGTATAAAGTAGAATATCGGCTATTTCCTTTAATGAGATTAAATAATTTGTCATGCATTTTCCTTTCTTTTAACCATTTTTAGCTTTTAAATAATCAGCGGATGTTATTTGATGTTGCTTAGGTTCTACAATACCGGAAAGATATTGTTTCCCATCTTGAGTGTGACTATTAAAGATGGAGACCCAATATTCCTTACCTTCAAGTTTTAAGCTTCCATTAAAATAAATATTTCCCTTTTTGCTTTGCTTTTTAAAACAAGAAAAGGTTCCGCCTTTATATTCCATCTGTTGATCCTTTTGTAAAATAATCTTCTAAAAAGTAATATAACCGCACAAAACATCCATAAATCCCCATAAAAAGGGAGAATATTAACAAAATAATAGGGATAAAAACGTATATAATAAAAACGTAAGTTAGAATGCAGTTAAGAATGATAATCATTTTTCCCACCTTGATTTTTCAGGGAACATCTCTTCTAGTTTTTTAAGGACGTTGTCACATTTATCAGAAGATGAAATACAGCCTGTTTCTGTTTCCAAAAACTCATCTTCATGCATTTTAGGATCCTTTACTGTCAAACCGTGTTTTACAAACATATTCCCATAAAGATTCCTTATTGAATAGCCAACATATGTATGTAAAACACTTTCCCCTATGTTTTTTAGCTTTTTGAATGTTTTTTTATTGTAGATTATCGGGCTATGAACTGAATAATTGAGTAAATCTGTATACCCATTATCTTTTAAGAAATCATAGGTTTTATTTATGACTTTAAAATAGAGTGAATCTCCTTTTTGTTTTAAAAGGGGCCCACGGACAAAAAAAGGATATTGTTCAATGTCAAAAGGTTTTAACATGTAAAAATCGTCATTCATTAGAAGAAAATTTTCAGAAATATCGCTTTCACAAGCTTTAAATACTTTTATAAAGTGATTTTGGGCAAAATAGTAGGTGTCTTCTGCCGGTATATGGACAACATTTTGTATCCATTCTGGGCAATTCCCGACTATAAAAACCCTATCAAGATTTTTAGCGTATTTCCCAATGGTTCTGAGCGATAACCTTATTTCCATGTCGTCATGCTTTGATCCACGCCCCAATATATACAAAATATCCATTATTTATCCCCTTCCTCATCCTTCATAAACAAATCTTTAAGCCCCTTTGATTTCCCAATGTATTCACTTTTATCTATTTGATATTGCCAAATAACCGATATTGACTGTCCTGTGCTTCTTATTGCATACCACATACAATTTTCAATACTTCTTCGTATTGTTCTGCCAACAATTACAAAGTGATATTTCATCTTTTTGTTGTAATAGATATTCCCAATTTCAACTTTCATCTGACCTCATTTATATCCTTGATGGCTTTTGCACATTGAACGGCATCCGTCTTATCACTTGAAAACATCGCTATCTGACCCAAAACCGATAAAGCTATTTCCAACTTCTTTTTTAATCTCTTATGCTCATCATAGCTAGGCACAGAACCTTTTATAGTCATAAGGTCAATATCATCTCCATACAAATGCCTATTAACAATAATCCCATCCATATACATCCGACCGTCTTTTATCTCAACTTTTATTTCTTGCGTATCATAATCAAGATAATACCAACCATCTCCAAGCGTTCCCTCACGCCATTGTTTTGTAAGTGTCTTTGTCATTTTAACCACCCAATTTCTTTTACTGTATCATATACAATCCACCAAGTAAGACATCCAAAAAAACCCATTACATATTGATTAGATTCTTTTTCCCAAAACCCACACCAAAATCCATACAAAAAATTAAACGAACACAAAGAAAAACAACCTATACAAATGCTAAAAAATAAATCTTTCATTCTTCATCCTTATAACCTTTATTAGTGAATGGCTGTCGTTGCTCACCAGAGCAGATTTCTCTGTATTGGAATTGAACCAACCTAATCCAGTACCCACCTCAGCCAACGAGCAGGACTCGAACCTGCGTGCAACTTGTTTCATTTGGACTCCTTTAATAGTTCTTGGTTCTGGTGTATGTTGCTGATTACTGTGCTTCTTTCTGGACAAACAGCATAATGATAATAATGGCTACCAGTTGGTTTGCCTTTTTCAATAGGTTCTACATAAAAAGCCGGAGATTCCCAACGGTAAATATACTTATCAAGTTCAACGCCATTGTAATCCGTTTGAATAATATCCCCTTCATATATGAGATTTCCGTTCTTATCTTTTAATCCCGTGCATTGTTCAACGATATATTTACCACTTGTGTTTAATTGCCCATCTTCATCAATATAGTGGTCGTCTGGGCTATAACATTTTTGCATATCGTTCCAAACCCTAAACTTTAATCTATCACTCATCTTCCACCTCTTCATCCTTTGGCTCAATCTTAAATGAAACTTTATAAGACTTTGTATTAAAACTAATACCCACATCCTGTGGTTCTGAATCTAAAATATCTTGCATTAATTGTGCATTAACCATTCTCGCACATTGTAAAGCTAAATCAACCACTTGTTCTTTTTTAATTTTCATCTTCTTTATCCTTTCTTTATTGTAGTGCTTCCATAATCTGCCACATTTGGTCGGGTGTTCTTCCTATTGCGAAAGTTTCATAAGCAAAAGTCATTAAACCATCATTACAACAACTCAATCCCTTATAATCTATCCTTTCAAAGCCATCCCCATAAGGACTGATATAAATTGTAGCTTCTTTAAGTTCTTTTGCTTTTTGTTTCAATTCTTCCCAAGTCATTTTTCCACCTCGTTTATTTCCTTTATTTCCATAGTCATTTTTTTAAAATCTTCTTCCGCATACATTGAAAAATAATGACACGCCTCACAAAGACAATCATCTTTTTCAGGTGCTTCCCCGCTTGCAACTTTTAGGCCATCCTGAATAATCTTAAAATACAAAGTCATCCCTTGTCCTTTCATACTTTTGTAAAGCATCATCCCAATATTCTTTAAAAGTCGTTTTGATCTTAGATGTGTTTACTGGATCAGCGTGGTCTAGTGCTTCAGCTAATGACGAACAAAACGAACCACCAAATCTTTTCCAAACACAGGAAACGATATATTTTTCTTCTTCATTTTTTAAAAATTCGGAGATGCTTAGTGTCATTTTGCCATCCAATTTCTTTCAAAAGCTTGTGAAAAATCAGGTGTTTTATTGATAAAATTTACCATAGTATTAATTTTACCAAGTAGGATTTGCATGTTATTAGGTTGTTTAAAATAAGATTCAGACCAAACTTCTTTGCGATCGCTGACCAAATATTCAAATTCTTCAATTGGCGTGCATTCCATATAAAGCAAATGTTGAATACTACCTTCGAATTTTCCAATATCGTAATGGTTTGTGTATTTAATATCGTAGATTTTGTTTTTCTTAATAACATCAGCTTTTCCATAAAGAAGGTAGTCGCCAACACGTTTTTTGATAACCTGTTGCCAATATCCGCCTTTTACAATTTCCGCGATTTCACGGACACAAGGGTCTTGACTTTCTACACCTTTGTTGGTCATGTCATAGATTTCATTTTCAAAGTCAATTCCCTTTTGGATGGCTTCGGTTGGGGGAACCGGGACTTTGTTCAGCACATTCAGGAAGTCCTGACGGGCCTTCAAGTCGCTTTCCGGTGTCCCCTCAAAGGAAGATTCCGCGTAATAGCGATATGCATTGTAAAGACTGGCCGTAATTAAAAATGCCATCTTATGCCCCCAATTTTTGAATGAATACTTTTGCAACCTTGTCGTATGTTGCGCCAACCTCGGATGCTTTTGAGTTCAGTTCATGCTTCCAAAAGAATTCACTATCCCAAATCTTTTCAATGTTTTTCAATTCCTCAAATACTTCGTTCAGTGTGGCCAAATCTTTGATTGCGGAGATCTTCTCGGTAATGACATCTTTCAAAGCGTTGTATTGATCCAACATTTCACTTTCTTTGGTCCGGCGTGCATTCACAGCTGAGATAATACAATCCTGAAAGAAAGTATTTCCTTTGTCCGTGTTTGGAATTTCAATCACGGGTTTCAATCCTAATGAATTTTTAGCATAGTGGCTTTCTGTTGGTGAAAATGAAATTGTGCGTGTGTTGCCTTTCATTTCAATGTATCCCATCAAGTCCAATTCTTTCACAATATCTTTTCCGGAAGAACCGGCCACATCAGGACGGACAAAACGGACATCGCCGTCTTTATCTTCCTTTTCGTGAGCAACAAAGATGATGGACTTGTTTTTAGATGCAATCAATTTTAATAAGTTTTGGAATTGAATCTTAACAGCCCCCCATCCTTGCATTGACAAATTGCCGTTTCCCTGTTTCAATTTAGGGTTGTCTTTGGCCACATAGTCGCCGATGCGGTCAATACATTTTCCTAATGTGTCAATGACGATTGTTTCAAAAGGATCGAGTTCGTTACTATTTAACAGGTCAAGCACTTCATTGAAGTTATTGACTGGTAATGATGGACAGCGAAAGCGTGCTTCTACACGCCCAATACCACGATCAAAGTCAATTAGTGCTGGGCGGTTTGCAGACAAAGCGGCTGTCGTTTTACCGGTCCCAGGTTGCCCATAAATTAAGCATGAAATCGGGGCGTTGTTTTGGATTTCATTAGGTTGTTTTAATAACATTTTATACTCCTTTCATTATTGAGGGCAGGGGGCGGAGTGCGGCATGATGAAATATACAAAGAAGTCCGCACTTTGATATTCGCCCAAATATTCTCAAAGACCCCCTTTTTGTTAGTCTCCGTAATATGAACAGTATGAGCGACACCAATTTGGGTCTCTGTCATGGCTTTCACCATTCCAGCTATCAACACAATCGTGATAGCAAGTTTCATTCCTGGCGCATCCCATTAGTGTTTGCATAAGGATGAAAGTTAAAAAAAGCATTATAAGTTTCATAGTTCCCCCCTTTATTTATAAAACGTTTGAAGAACATCGTTCATGTTCTTACATTTTGAAAAATCGCGTTCTTTTTCGTCGGCCATGTCTTCAAAAACACCACCCAGGATTTGACGTTCTGTTGAATCCATGTGTGGAATTCCTTCCCGTTCATCTTTTAGAAATGCGGCCATTTCCCTAAAATATTGTTTTTCTTCTTGTGTAAATTCGCTCATTGTTTCCTCCTTTTTTATCTCAACCAATCTGGTTTTGATACATAAAATATACAAAACATATATTTAAAAGTCAATAAAAAAATATATGTTTAGTATATTTTTTTTATAAGTTAATGAAAAATAAGAAAACTTTTTTGTTTTTTTTGTGATTTTTTAGGTAAAAATAAGATTTTTTAGGAGGATTTAAGTATTAAAATATCTAGATAATGAGAGATATGGAAATTGATGTTGACAATTTATTTTATTATAGTATAATATAATTGCAATGCCACTTCGATCTTAACGGGTTCCTTTGTGTTCACCTAAATTCCAACTAGGAATGGAAAGAAGTGGCGACTTTTTTTATTCAAAACGCCAAATATTTAATTTTTCTTTATCTATAAGTTCAGTATATTTTCGGTTATTGTTCTTAAAACCCCATGCGACGGCCCCTGTCACAATATCAGCAACTTGTAAAAGAACTTCTTTTTCAGAATCCTTTAATGTAAAATCTTTTATTTGGTCAGTAGCTGCTTTCCTTAAATAAGATTTAAGTTCTTTAATAAAATGTTTATTCCCCTTCCCATCCAAAATAACTTTTGCATCCTTAATTTTAGAATGTTCTAAAATTTGTTTTAAAAAAAAATTATAAAAATTTCTTGGTTTAGTCCTTAGAAAGTGATTTATTATGAGTTCCTTATCAACGACAAGAACTTTACTGTAAAAAGGATACTTATTAATTTCATGAAGATATGTATTTCTTTCAATTTGCGTTGCTTTCGAAAATTTAAGTTCTTTTTTATGTAATTTATCCCTTAACTTTTTAATTCCATCTTCCATTTCTAAAGCATCTTTTTTAACAGAAAAGATAATAATGCCTAGTGTAAAATACCTAGAGGCACCATGTTCAAAATCAAAGCCAGGATCACCGCTTTCATCAATAAATATAATTTGCTTAGTCATTTTTTTATGATACTATTTTATGACTAAAAAGGCAACAAAAAAGTTATTCTAAAATAGTGGTAAATAAAGAAATAACTCACAGATTTGATATATTTTCAAATTAGTTGCATTTTGCCTCAAACATTTGGGCGTATCCTTTTTTTATCTTTCCAACTTTTGCATAAAATATTTTATGTTCATCTTTACTTATAAGGTAAGTTCCAGAGGCGATAGTTCCATGGCAAACAGCGACAACTTCATCTATGGTGTTTTTTATTGTATGGCATTCCTCTACTGGTTTATTATCACAAACTATTGTGAATTTTTTATCATCAACGTAATATGCGCACCCATTTTCGTATATCGAAGTAGAATTTGCGGGAGAATTACAGATTTTCTGTTTTATCGTCTTATCTGAAATCCCATCTGTTGCCCAACCCGTTAACTTGGCGCAAGAAAAAACCTCTGATCTTGCACTAAAAGATATTAGAGCTAGGGATAAGAATAATATCTTCTTCATTTATAGCCTTTCTTTTTGAGAAGGTATCTGTATTTGTTTGTCAGTATTTTTAGTATCTTGCTCAGAGTTTCTTTCTTTTTCGACAGCCGATTTTACATATCTTAATATTTGCCGATCAGATTCTGTTATATCGTCTTCAAACCCCATTAAGTAATTAGGGGTTGTATCAAATACCTCACAAAACTTTTTTACATCTTCAGCTTTTATATTGTTTCTTCCTACGAACCAGTGGCTCATTTCGCCTGGGGTTATTCCTAGCATCTTGGCCGCTTCTTTTTGCAGGATTCCACGCTTTTTAAGAACTTCTTTCATTTTTTCTTCAATCATGTGTGCATTATACTGTTATTTATACAAAACGTAAAGAAAAATAAAAAATATACAAATCGTAAAATTATCTCTTGACTTTTAAATATATGTTTTGTATATTCACACCAGAAAGGAGAAAACATGCTTTCAGTATTTAAAAAAATTGGTGGATATGACAAGAGCTATAAGGTCTTAAGAGAGTCTGGGTGGAATGGTGCTAAATCTAGTCTATTTATCCAAAGTTATCGTGGAGCCACATCTGCAAAAGTTGCCCTTATTCTTTGGGACCATTGCCAAAAGAACAATATACCGGTCAATATATCTGATTTTCAAAAAAAGGAGGGGGAATGAGAGAAAATTTCATATTTTATGCGAATTATGCTCTAGCGGCGTCTACTTTAGGAGACAAGGCGCGTTTAAAATTATATGATGCGATTGTAAAATTGGGTCTGACTTGTGTTGAAAATGTGACAGAATTGGAACGACTTTGTTCCGAAATTGAATCAAATTTGGAACAAAATCGGAACGTTTTTGCGCAATTTTTGCTCATAAAAAAGCAAATTTTGACCAGTCTAAAGAATCAAATAAACGGTGCGAAAGGCAAGGAATATGGCCGTTTAGGTGGGGCACCAGATGGGAATAAAAATGCAGTAAAAAAACAACCCCCAAAACAACCCCAAAACAACCCCCGGGGGTTGAATAAAAACAACCCCCCCCCGTTGTTTAAAAAAGAAAAAGAACAAGAAAAAGAAAGAACCAAAGAAAAAGAAGAAGAAAATATAAAAAATTATATACCCCCCTATATCCCCCCAACGATAGAAGAAAAAACTGTTGAAGAGGTCCCTTTGTTTGTAGGACCAACGTTTGATGAGGTAATTTCCCGTTGGGAGGCTTATAAGCGACAGCGGCGACAGACATATACACCGATGGGGCGAGAAGCTATGATCAAAAACCTTAGGATCTTATCTGGAGGGAATCCTGATCTTGCTATGAGGATTGTTAATCAATCTATTGCTAATAATTGGAGTGGTTTATTCCCGTTGAAAGATAGTAGATTACAACCCTTGTTTAAGCCACCTCCACAACCCCAAAATGAACTAACAGTCCAGGAACGTATTGCAAAGTTGCCTGAATTACCTTCTGCAAAGGAAGAAACAATTGATGAAATGATTGCTAGGTTCGATAAACAACGTGAAGAGAGGAGACTACATGGTGAACGAACAGGCACAAACTGCCATTAACATATTTACAGATTATTATGGGACGCCTAAATGGCTTGATAATCCAAAAGTAGGACAAAAGCCCGAAGAAATTATGGGTGTATGGTCACAAGAGCTTAAGGGGTATACAACCGGTCAAATCCGTGAAGCTTGCAATTGGATTGTTCGGCGGCGTAGGGTTATGACTTTTCCATCAATCGATACGCTGTTGTGTGAGCTATCTGATCGAGAAAAGCAAAAAGATACTTTAACGCCTGAAGAGGCTATCAAAAGTGACTTAAATTTCTGGTTAAACACGAAATTTGCTGATAATGACGACTTTATCGGAAAAATGATGTGGGAAAAGCATCATTACAATTACAAGGGGTATGTCCAAAAACTTAAAAAACAAGCGGAAGAAGCAAAGATGCGGGATGCTGAATCCAAGTTATTTTTTGATTTTTTCAAAAAATACGGGATTGAAAAAATATATGCGACAGCTTTTTCCGATCCTGGAAAATACAAAAAAGTTTTCAGTCTTTGGAAAGAATTTAAAAAAACTGATGAATTTAAAAAAGCTTTGGGGGAGACAAAGGATGTTACTGAAAATTAAAAATCTTACTGCTAAAGAAAGAGAACGCCTTAACGAATTTAACGAGATTTTATCTGTTTTAAGGGAACAGGTTGATGTTTGTTTTAATCGAATGGCCCGTATTTTAGAGGTCTATGGGAACTTGAATTATTCGTTGGAAGAAAAAGAGGAAAAAATAAAAAATACCGTTCTTTTGTTCCAGGATGAAATTGAACGGATAGGATTTAAAAATCCAGATATGAATGTTTCTGCGAAGATAAAAAATCCTGTTTTATTACGTAAAATGGCTTTAGCAAAGGGGGATATGAATGTTGAGAAATGAAGTCATACAAGCACTTTTAAAGGAACACTGTGTCATTTTCCCAAAGGCAGATATTAAATCTCAATTATTAAAACTTGCCGATGAAATAGATGAAATGCATGCTTCTAAGGGGTGTTTAAATTACCTAGAAGAAAAGGCAGATTGCGTTATTTGTATGATTGGATTGGGGCGTTGGTGCCCAAGACTTTCAAAAGAGCTTATTAGATACTTTTTCGCTTTTTATTGTAAGAATGCTATGGAACGCAGGATATTGCGTAAGGCAATCTTTAAAAAATGGGAAAAAAACAAAAAAAGAAACTGGATCATGATTAATGGCATCTATCAACACAAAGAAAAAGAGGTGTTATGAGCAAGAGAGACTACGTTATTCAAACGATTCAAGGGGCTATTTACGTCAAAAATCGCTTAGATCATCAAGAATATCCGAAAGGGGCTGTTTCAATGTTGTCTGGTCACGTCATAATACCAGATGAAGAGCGTTCTTCAGACGACATTTTAGAAGATATTGAAAAAAATAACTTAATGAAGCACCCAGAAATAGTAGATGAGGTCTATAAAAAATGGTTTTCTGTTCTTTCAAAAAGAGAAAAAGTAATTGTCAAGCTACGTTGCAGACCTATGGGGTGGAAAAGAGTAAGCGCTATGGCGTTAAAAATAACCTATCGTTGCTATTCCAAAAAGCACCTGAGGCGTATTTTTGATGAAGCGATTGATAAAATAGGAAAAGTTTTTTTAAAATAAAAACAATGCGTTATTTTAAAAAATGGTTAGAATTTAAAAAAGTCAAAAATTTATGTCCCTTTTTTACCTAAAAAAAGCTATATTTTTGATAGAATTTGGAAAATGTTATGCCTGAGGTAAAACTTCAGGCTTTTTTTATGGGTGCTTAAATGAAAATTTATTCTGATGGAAAAAACAGAAATTTAACCGGTGAATTTCCTAAGCGGTTTAAATTAAAACAGGGAGAAAAAGATATCCCCTATATTCGGACAGGAGCTAACCGGATCAGAATTTCTGGGGATATTCCTTTTGGTGATTTAGATATTGAGGAAATTATCCAAGAAAAAACACCTGTTCCGGCAAAAATAAAATCTTTAACTTTCTCAATGATTGATCAGGCAGATATTGATCGTTTGGATGTTTTGAATCAAAAATTAGCACTAAGCCAAGCTAAAATGTCTGAACAGCTTCTTTATATGCAAGAACACGAGGGTGTCATTGCAGAGCTTGAAACAAAAAATGCTCAAGAAATACAAGAAACAAAAGAAAAAATACAGGAATTAGCGGCATCAGTCGCAAATGAAATCCAAACCGATCGTGAAAACGTTCAAACGATCACCCGTGACATTGTTTTCTCCCTACAACAAACGGGTAGTAACTTAGTCTCCAAAATAGAAGATCATGAACGTGCCGATAACCCGCATGGCATTAATAAAGATTCGATCGGTTTGGGCCTTGTAGATAATACACCAGATTTAAAAAAGCCAGTATCATTGAAAGTTCAAGAAAAGCTTGATTTAAAAGCTGATAAGTCAGAACTCAAAGAACTTGAAACAAAAATTCTTGAAGAAACAGACAAATCAAACAAAAATCTGTTGAATTCAATAAATTATTATGGTGGCGCTACTGGTAGAGAATTACCAATTGGCGGGAAAAAAGACCAAGTCTTAACAAAGGCATCAAATAAAGATGGGGATTATAAATGGTCAGATTCTTCCGGCGGTTCATCTGTTACGGTTCATAACAATTTAAGCGGACGTTCTGATTTTAATGCTCACCCAATTTCAGCAATCACAAACTTACAGTCAGAATTGAATGCTAAACAAGGCTCTTTAACAGAAGAACAGCTTACAGCTGTTAATTCTGGTGTGACGGCCGTTGATGTAGAGGCTATTTCAACAAACACATCAAACATTTCAACAATAGCATCAAAAATACCTTCGGCCGCCACTTCTTCAAATAAATTAGCTGATAAAGCGTTTGTAAATAGTTCAATTAATAATGTGGCGGCATATTATATCACGTCTAATGCAGATGGTGATGCATTTGGAAGTAAATCTGCTCTTGATACTGGTCCGTGGTATTTTAATGGGGCTTCAAGAACACCAACAACAAACGACTATGCTCTTGTTGAAGAAGATGAAACCCATGATGATAAGACGACACGATATACATACACCGGCAGTCAGTGGGCATACCAATATACACTTAACAACACACCTTTTACACAAGCCCAGTTAGATGCTTTAAACTCTGGGATTGATTCTAATCTTGTGTCAGATTACAGTACCCACGTTGCCGATACGGACATACACGTTACAACCGCTGAAAAGACCACTTGGAACGGTAAACAGAATGCCATATCTGATCTGAACACCATTCGGTCAGGTGCTAGTGCTGGTTCTACAGCTGTTCAGCCAGCGGATCTAGCAAGTTATGTGCCAACAAGTCGTAAAATTAATGGAAAGAATTTAACAACTGACATAACGTTAACATCTACTGATGTTGGTGTAAATGACGGAACATTAACAATAAATAATTATGGGACGGCATTAGGGACTTTTTCTGCTAATCAATCATCAAATAATATGATAGATATTGAAGTCCCAGAAATTATTGCCGGAACGGATATTAGTATAGATGATACTATTCAAACAACGGAGACTGGGACGAAAGAGGTCCTGTTGGAAAATTCTTCTCAAAATGGCCTTATAAATATTAAGGTGTTTGGTAAAGCTGAAACGCTTAACTTTATAAACAAAAACACTATGACACCTAACTGTTATATCAATACGAGTGGAACTATTGTTACTAAAAACCAGAACCTAGATATAACCGATTACATTGAGGTAGAAGTTGGTAAGACATATCACTATACTGCAATAAATTATGGGACAAGTCCTTGCTTAGCGTATTATGATGAAAACCAGGATTTACTTGGAACAATAGTTATGAACAATGTTAGGGATTATACACCAACAACAGGCACAAAATATGTCAGGTTGAGTGTGTATAAGACATCATTAGAAATTGCAACATTTACCGAGGAAATGTCTCCGACAAATCCAGTTCCTATCATGTGCAACAATGGGGCTGTTGGGCGTTCTGGCGGTGGAACTATTGAAACAATTTCAATGAATGGTCAGACAGCTACGGCTCAAGACCTATTGAGTTGTGAAGATGCTGTGGATGAACAAAACATAACAACGGGTGAAATTACAAGGAACGTTGGGTATAGAATTATTAAAGGTGATGAGGCAGATTGGGCCACATATTCGGGTTCTTCTTCCACTGGATATATGTATCGGTTACCAAACGAAGAACAGACAACTGAAACATTTACTGGTATATCAACTCATTTTAAATTTCAGAGAAGTAACTATGCTATTGCAAACATGGTTATAGGTGATTGTAAAGGTATGTCCACCGGACAGTTATACTTCTGTTCTTCTGAATCCACATTAGAAGATTTTAAGACTTGGTTAGCCACTCAATACACTAATGGGAATCCTGTTGTAATTGTCTATCCGTTAGCTACACCTACAACAGAGACAGTTACTCCGCAGACTAACATACAAACAGTTGCCGGTAACAACACGTTAAGTATAGTTCAGGCATCAGTTGATTATTTATCTCTAAGTGCAACCTATAATAAAAATGGTGTTGCCATTATTAACTTTAATAATAGTACTGGCTATATAACAGGAATTAACAGCTCTGATGTTACAGCGGCACTTGGATACACGCCAGTAAATCCAACATCATTAGCTACGGTGGCAACAACAGGTGCATACAGCGACCTTAGTGGAACCCCAACTATCCCAACAGTTAATAATCCGACAATTACTATCACACAAGGTGGTGTAACAAAGGGCAGTTTCACGCTTAACCAGTCAAGTGGGGATACGATAGCCTTAGATGCCGGTGGTGGCAGTTCATTACCAAGCCAAACCGGCAATGCTGGAAAATTCTTAACAACAGATGGAACAGATGCAAGTTGGGGTAAGGTTAAAACTCACAATTTGTTTGATTTTAAGCCGAGCGACCATTTACTTAATGACCAAAACTGGCTAAGAGCTGATACATTTAGCTGGCAAGATGGAACGGTATATTCTGATGCATACGACCATTTAGAAAATGATATAGATGGGATAACAGCATCTACTGAAACAATCGGTGGTTATACGGTAACATATTACCTTGCAACAGACGGCCATAAGATTGTATTACCAGACCAAGAAACAACTATATCCAATATATTCACAGCTACTGGTATCGCTTGGTATTATGTGTTAGACACAGTAAATAAAAGGTTTAAACTACCTAGAACAAAGTATGGTTTCGTAGGGTTAAGAGATATTGTTGGGAAGTATGTGCCTGAGAGTTTGCCTAATATTAAAGGATACCCTGACTATAATGATGACAATACGACAAATTATAGAATTAGAAGTTTAAATCCAACTGGAGCATTTGTTAAAAGCACACAAACTAATGTATGTCCATTTTCTAGTCAAGGGACGAGTGCAACTAGCTTGGATGTAGCGAGTTTTGATGCGAGTGCTTCTTGCTCTACATATCAAGATAATGCACCTGTTCAGCAGCGTGCAACACAGATGTATCTTTACTTTTATGTAGGACAATTCTCACAATCAGCCACAGAACAAACAGCTGGGATTACAACTGAGACTTTAAATGGTAAAGCTGATACTGATTTAGGTAATATTGATTCTGCTGGGGAAAATGTAATAAAAACAATATTTGATACAAAACTTGTTCTTGTTAATTCATTGCCAGCAACACCAGATAATGATGTTTGGTATGCTATACCAGAATAAGGGGAAAATATGGCACTTTACAAAGGAAATACAAAGATAAAGTCATTATATCTTGGTGGAACAAAGATACAAAAGCTCTATAAAGGAAGCACGTTAGTTTATTCAAGTGGCTATCCATCTGGCACGGTCTTATTTGAAAATGCAACAGCTGGGACTTATACATTGGTTGTAGAATATGATTGCACAGTTTCTGTTGATTTGGTTGGTGCAGGAAGTGGGGCTTGTTATTGGTATACAAGAGCAGAAAAAGGTGGTAGCGGAGCATATATTTCAGGGACAACAACAATAACAGCTGGGACTTATAGTATTGAAGTAGGTGCTGGAAGTGCTGGTGTACTTAATCCGAGTAATGTCGTTTCTGCTGGTGGTAATTCTACGTTTAATAGTAATATAGCTGGTGGTGCACCTTCTTGGAGACCAAATAGTATAACAAGCGTAGGTGGAACAGCAACTGTTGTAAGTCCAGGACTATCAGGTCAAAATGGAAATAGTCAAGATTCAACTGGTTGGATTAGCGGATACGGAGCTGGAGGTAACACGACAAACAATCAGGCTGCTACTATAAAAGGTAAAGACGGATATTGTAAAATTACTGTTGCTTAGAAGGGATGTTTAAATGGCATATTTTACATTATTGTTTGGTTTTGTTATGGCGGTTATGCGCCGGTGGCTCGGTGGTGGTTTTTTTAAGTGCTACAGGATATACAAAAACATAGTTTATGTGTCTATTTTAGTGTTAATGTATGTCTGTGCTAAGCAATTTCCAAGCAATTTAAAGGAAACATTATGCTTTTTATGGACAATCGGGTGGATGATTCGGTTTTATAACCACACACACGGGGATTATTTCTGGCTTGATAGCACAGAACCAGACGAAGAACGTAGCTGGTGGGTAGGAAAGGTTTTAAAACTAATATACGGGAAAGGAAAGTATTACAACTTTGCAGGTAATTTCCTTGGCCTAATGCTAGGGTATTTAGTTCCGGCCATACTAGCTAGCATAACCATGCCAACACATTGGTTCTGGTTGGCCGGTATTGCAACCCCATGTAGCTATGTAATATGTGAGTTTACATTGCAATTTACAGGGAGAAAGATGAATTTCTCAGAATATCTGAGTGGATTTACGACCGGTATAATCTTCTTTTTAAGTTTGTGCGGAATCTAAAAAAACAAAGTAAAATTGTCGTGAGTTAGGAAAATGCCAAATCCAGAAAATTTGAGGAACTTTACATACGAAGAAAGGGCAATAAATGGCCGTAAAGGTGGGCTTAAGCTCGGTGAGAATAACAGAAAACGGCGGGCTATTAAGGAAGCACTTATTGCCTATCTTGACCAAAAAGATCCTAATAGTAAAGATTGTCAAGATAAAGAAATAACAAATGCGGTTAGTATTGCAATTGCTTTAATTAATAAAGCAAAGGCAGGTGATGTTCAAGCCGCAACTTTTGTAAGGGATTCATCTGGTGAAAAGCCGGTTGATGAACAAATTATTGACGCAGGTGAATTAAAAAAACTAGTTGTTGAAATAGTGGAATGAAATTTTATAAGAAATACAGACCTTTATTAGAATTAAATCATTCTAAGTATGATTTTATTATTTTAACAGGTGGCCGTGGTTCCATGAAAACAGGTCATTGTTTAAGAGGGGTCCTAAAATGTGCCGGTGAAGAACCTAAAAGGGTTTGTTTTTTTAGGGAAACAAAGGATACACTTGATGATTCGTTGAAAGCAGAGTTACATTCTTTAATAGACACAGAATTTGATGGTATGGGATTTAGCTATACGAAAGAAGCTATTCGTCATATTAACGGTTCTTATATGTTTTTTAAAGGGTTAAAGGAAATTAACACAGCCTCTGTTGAAAATTTAAAGGGTGTTGCAACTTCGACAGATATTTTTGTTGTTGATGAGGCACAGGCAGTTTCTAAGCCGGTTTGGGATGTTTTAATTCCTACTTTAAGAAAGGAAGGATGTGTTCTTATAGCGATTTATAACAGGATTTCAAAGAATTTACCTATTGAAGAGGCATTTTTTATAGATTACGATCACAAAAAAGCCCCTGAAAATACATATTTTGTGGAGGTCAATTATCCAGAAATAGAACATTTAGGGCTTTTAAGCAAGCAATTTATACAACGGGCCGAGCTTGTAAAATTACATAAGCCAGAAGAATATGGTGTAATCTACATGAATCAGCCTCCAGATCAAAGTATGCGGACGGTTGTAAAGTATTTTACTGATGAAAATATAGTCCCTGTAAAATATTTTAAAGATGAAACATTAATTTTGACAATGGATTTTAATGTAGATCCGATGATGTGGTGTGTTTGTCATAAAGATGATGATTGTTTGTATCAATTCGACGAAATTGTCATAGAAAATTGCACAACAGAAGATGCTGTTGGGGAGTTTATAAATAGATATCCTGAACATAAAGGGGATATTTATCTTTGTGGAGATGCAAGCGGAAATTATAGAAAAACACAAAGCAATCAATCTGATTACACAATTGTTAAAAATGCACTTTTAAAACAAGGCTATCCAATTAATAGAATTATTCAATATACGCGTTCATTTAACCCGCCAATTGTTCATAGAGTGAGGGCTTTTAATCAACTTGTCTTTGGAAATGATGGGGTTCGGAGGTTCTATGTTGATCCAAGATGTAAGTGGACAATTTATAACATGAGAAATCTTATGTATAAGGAAGGAACTTCTATTATAGATTTGCCGACCCCAAATAAGATACAAAACAACAAAGAATTGAAGTTTTTAGGGCATATTTTTGACGCTATAAGCTATCCTGCGGAATTTTTCTGGCCCGTTACCCTTGATTATAAGGAAAATTCAAAACTAGTGGATCCGTCTGAGCAATGGACAATGAAAAATATCTTAGAAAGACAATTTAAAAATGAAAGGGAAAATAAATGGTAAAATATTACTTCCAACTGCAAAATGGGGCCTTAAACGCGGTTAAGGTTGAATCTAAGGAAGCTTTAAAAGATAAAATAAAAAATGAATTCGGAGGAGATAAGGCCGAAGCATTAAAAAAAATTAATTCAAATATAGAAGATATGAATAAACAAATTCATGACCTTGAGGATTTAATTAATGGAAAGGTGCGGCCTATATCTTCAAAAGAAGAATTAGAAATTGGTTTAAAGCTTGCAACTCTAAAATACAAGGTGTTCACAGCACACGAAGAGAAAGAACGGGTTGAAAAGCTGGAAGATCCAGATTTAGTGTTTTTTGAATTAACACCTATTGAATTATAAAAAAATAAGTCACTGGCCCGTCTTTAAATGGATGGGCTTTTTTATGGAGGAACAATGAATAAAGATTATCAGTATTGGAAGCAACAAATTGAATCCGCAAAAAGTTCTTTTGAAACATATTTTAAAAATGCTGAAACTTGTGAGAAAGAATATTCTGCTAAGGATAAGAATTATAATATATTTTATTCAAATGTTCAAACGCTTGATGCTAATTTATGTCTAGCTAATCCAAAACCAGATATTCAGAGACGCTTTTTAAAGCAGATGGAAGCACAAAAGATAAAAAGCAATGCTTATGCGGAAGTTGCAAAAATACTTTCATCATCGGTTGAATATATTTCAGATATTTCTGATGTTGATAGCATTATTAAAAAAGATGTCCATAATTGTTCTGTCGTTGGGCGTGGTATAGTATGGGTTGATTATTACCCGCATATAGTAACAAATGCTGATGGAAAAGAAGAAGTTATTTCACGGGAAATTCGTTTAGACAGCTTAAAATATGACGAATATTTATGTTCAACTGCTGAATCAGAGAAAGATGTATGGTGGAAGGCAAGGAGACACTTGCTGACCAGGAAAGATATCTACGATCGTTTTGGGTATTCCGCTGGTGATTTTGAATTGCAATTTAAACCATACGACAAAAACGAAACAGTTTTAAAACGTGGGGAAGTATGGGAAATTTGGGATAAAAATAGTAAAAAACGCATATTTTTACTAATGAATCATCAAAACCATGAACTTTTGGAAGAAAAAGATGATCCTTATAAGCTAGAATGCTTTTTCCCGTGCGATGAAATTTGTTTTGTCACAGAAAATAACTCGGTAATTCCAGTCCCTGAATATCTTGTTTATAAAAAACAAGCTGATTTATTAGAGACGGTTTCTAAAAAAATTGCCTTAATTAGTGATGAAATTAAATATGTTGTTATTTCTGGGTCTCAAGATAAATCTGTCGCTGATAAAATAGGGCGTGCAAGCAATGGCTCTTTTATCACAATTCAATCAAATGATGTGACGGCTAATATTGCACAAATGTTGACGACACTTCCTGTGGAATCGGCGACGAATATGATTGAATATTTAAACGGTTTAAAGGATAGAATAAGACAGAATATTTATGATATTACCGGTATTTCAGATTTGATGCGTGGGGCATCAGATCCAAGGGAAACAGCAAAAGCACAACAAATAAAAGGATTGTTTGGATCTTTGCGGTTTCAAGCGCGTCAAACGGCTGTCCAGCAACATCGTAAACGTATTTACAGGATTATTGCTGAAATTATTGCCGAACATTATGATAAGGATACTTTATCTGAAATGACGGGGACATATTTGCCAGATATTGAAGAAAAAGCCAGAATGGAAGCAGAAATAAAAAACGTTGCCCCAGAAAACGTCCCTGAAGACTTGATACAACGTTATAACGAAGTTGTAAACCTTCCAACATGGGGTGATGTTATTCAGATTTTACGTTCTGATCGTTTGAGAAATTATACAGTGGACATTGAAACAACAGCAACCGCATTTGATGACCATGAATCACAAACAGAAGCTATTGATAAGATAACACAAACTTATATTACAATGGCTAAAATGGCTTCGGAACTAAGTCCTGAACTTGTTAAAGGTTTTGTCCCAATCATTAAAATGAATCTATCAAATTGTAAATTAAGTTCAGCAATTACGCGGCAACTTGAAGAAGCTATGGATGCGGCTTATAGAGAGGTAGAACAATCTGCCAAACAACCCCCACAGCCGACACCAGAACAACAACGTATTCAAGCTAATATGCAACTTGAAAATGCTAAATTACAAACTGAAAAAGAAAAACATGTTCTTAATCATCAAGTTGAATTGAAACGTTTAGAAATAGAGGCCAGCAAACTTCAAAATGAAAGGTTCTATAAAGATGCAGAAATCGCCCTTAAAAAAGAGGAAGAAGACAGGAAAAACGCAGAATTACAAGCTCAGATCTATCTTGAACAGGAAAAACTTGATAAAGAAAATACTTCAGAAATTAACATCGCCGGGGATGTGAAAGATTTGGTGTAAAAAAATAAGATTTATCAAACCCATACAAGATGTGTGGTTTTTTTTACTATTCCGGCAATAAAGCCGGTTTAGGTGTATTTGGCCAACCACCTTTAAGCGGGCCATAAACAAAAGGAAAAATTCATGGAAGACACTCAACAACAAGAGCAAGTCACACAAACAGAAGCCTTAACACAGCCTCAAGAAACCGGACAGGAACCTCAGATAGAGGAAATCCAAGTTCCCGATAATTGGGAGCCTGATTTAAAAGACTTCATTACAGGGATTAAGGACCAAGCTGGAAAGAAAGCGGTCTTTGATAAGATTAATAACTATGAAAAGGGATATCAGAAAAAATTTCAAGACCTTGCAGATGAAAGAAAAGCGTATGAAGCGGATAAACAAGCATTTGATGCGAATAAGTCGCTTTTTGATACATACAGTGGTTTTGATAAAAGCATTGAACCATCGATGCGTTCTGAAATCATATCCCGTTATGGCAATATACCAAATTATATGCAGGCGCTACATCAAATGGATTTAATGGCTAGTCGCCAGCCTATGGATTTTATAAAAAATTATTGCTTAAATAATGGGATTACCGCCGAAAAATTTAGTCAGTTTTTGGGTGGAGCGGATTATACAAATGCTTATCAAGAGAATATATCATCCAGAAGTCAAGAAGTCCTAAAAGCCGAAATCATGAAGGAACTAGAGGAAAAACACAAAGCGGAACGCTTAGCTGAGGAAGCGCAACGATTTGCAAGCGCTAAAAATGATGCCGGTGAGTTGTTGCATCCACTGCTGAGTGACGATTCCTTTCTTCAGGATATGGATGCACTTCAAACAGCTTTTCCAAACAAGACATTGGATGAGTTGTATCAAATGACATTAAATCTAAGGCCAGAACTTAGACAAAAATCTATTGATGAAGAAGTGCGAAAAGCCATGGAGCTTAAAGATCTTGAAAAAGCTAAATCTGCCGTTGGTGTTAAAACTCAAATTCCTACACGTGGTTCACAACCAAAAAAGAACTGGCGCCAAACTGTTTATGAACAAATTGACGCTATGGAAGATTAACTTTAACGAAAGGATTTAAAAATGTCAGGTGCTGAAAGCTTACTGAATGTAATTACGACGACCTTAAACACTTGGTCGCCTGAAGTCAAAGATAATGTCATTGCGAATAACGCTCTTTTGTATTTCTTTAAGAAATATGGGCGTGGTGGGCTCTATGGGGAGGGAAATGTCCCTATGGGCTCTATTGAAACTCGTGGTGGTGGTAAACAGATTGAAGAAGATATCTCACTCGTCGCTAATACCAATGTTGGATTCGTCGCATATGACGAAACAGTTGGGACAGATGCCGTTGATGTCCTTCAAATGGCTGTTTATGATTGGAAATATTGCTATGGGAATGCCGTATTATACGGTCCACAAATCGCGATGAATTCCGATAGTAAGTTCAAAAAACATCGTCTAGTTGAAGCTGTGATTCAAAATGCCGAATCTTCAATGGTGAATGCAATTGGGGCAGGTTTATTTAATACGGCAAATGCTAAAAGTATTGATGGGTTACCTAAACTCATTACAGATGATGGAACCGGAACCGTTGGCGGAATTTCCACTACAACGTATGAGAATTGGAAAAACCAATACGAAACTGTATCGGCTGATCCGACACCTTCACAATTATTGGAAGGAATGGCAAAACTTTACCGGAAATGCACACGGGGTCGTTCTACGGTTGATTTGATTGTGACCCATCCAGATTTGTATGGCACATATGAATCGGCATTAACTCCGTTACAACGTTTCACGGACCCGCGTCTTGCTGATGCTGGATTTGAAGCGTTAAAATATCACGGTGCTGCTGTGATTTTTGATGAAAATTGCCCAGTTAACCGTATGTATTTCTTAAATACGCGGTCTATTAAGTTCAATTTCCATCGTGATCAGATGTTTAAAGTCGGTGAACGTGAAAAATTGTTCGGTCAAGAAAAATATGCGTGGCCTATTACAGCTATGTGTAACTTTTCCGTGTCCGCACGGCGTGATTTGGGTGTTTTAGTTGTTGGAACAGCTTCTTCATCTTCATCATAAAATTAGTGCTGGGGGAAAATCCCCCAGCATTCTTTGAAAGGATTTTAAATGAATAAATTTATTAACAAAGAGACAAAAACAAAAAGAAGCCCCAAAAAAGCGAATTTTAAAGAAAAGGCTAAAGAGCAAAAAGAGGAAACTTATATTGAATGTCCAAAATGCGGCTGGATACATGGTTCAGAAACTATCCGTTGTCGTTTTTGTGGCCAAAAATTGAAAGGATAATTTATGAAAGTCCTAGATATTGCTAATCAATGTTGCATACGTTCTTCGGATCCGACATTACGTTCCTTATTTTCAAATGAAGATAATTCCCTGGAATGGCGTGGATATATTTCACAGGCGGCGGCCGCTATTCAAGATGTTCATAATTGGTCGGCACTTACAAAAGATTACACGTTTGAAACAAACGGAAATACAGACAAATACCCATTACCGGAAGATTTTGACGATATAGGGACATACGCCATTTACAATATGACAAATCAACGTTTTATTCCATGTGCCGGTAACGATGGGGAATTATGGAAACAAGCAATGCATGATAAAAGCCAAACTTCTATTCGTTTTAGGATTATGGGGGATAAAATCGTGTTTACATATCCAATAGAAGATGGACAGACCCTAAAATTTACTTATACTTCGAGTTATCCTGTAAAAAACATAGACACAAATGGCGTTGTGACATATAAACAAACTTTTACACATGATGATGACACTTATCTTTTGGATGATGAATTACTGATTTTAAAAGCCTTAAGCCTAAGGGCTGTTAACCTTGGTCTTCAAGAAGCCCCTGCTAGGGAAGCAGATTATCAATCTAGACTTGAAAGCCGTATGGTTAAAGATGGTGGAAACATAGAATTTAATATGTTTGAATATCCTGTTATTAATAAAACAACCCCTTTAGATTGGAATAAAAACATATGACTTTAAAATTAAACCTTGGAACGTCCTTTGGTGGCCTCAACGTTGCAGATCCATTAGATAATATGGCCCCACAATATGCTTTACAAATGGACAATGTTATACCTGACCCAGATGGGGATAAAATAAGAAGTGGTTTTGTTTCTCGAGTTCAGGGAGTATTTAAAAAAATAATTCCTGTTCCTATTAGTGGTCACGAAAGGATTATTGTAGCAAAAAATGATACATTATATATCTATGATCCTACAAATTGGGCAACTAACCCAACAACAAAAGATGGTTTTTTGTCGGATAATTGGTGTTCTTGTTCATTTGTGGATGGGAGTGGAACACAACATGTTTTTTTAGCAAATGGGACAGATACTCCGCAAGATTATACTGTGAATGGTGGCTTACTTGACACAACATTTACGACGACGGGGCTTTCTTTAGATTCCCCACTCGCTTTTAAAAACACAATGTATTTTGTTGGTGGGGATTTTGATATTTATTATGGTGGAACACAGGCTATTTCAGGAACTTTAACGAAATTCCCCATGGGAAGCTTTTTTAAAAAAGGCGGCAAAATATTAACTATTCAAAACTGGACACAAGATGCCGGGCAGGGGATGGATGATATTTTTGTTATTATATCAACAGAAGGCGAGGTTATGCTCTATCAGGGGTCAAATCCAAGTGAATCTGATTGGTCAAGCTTAGGCGTGTTTAATATACCGCGCCCAATAGGAAAAAATTGTTGTGCAATGGTGGGGGCTGATCTTATTATTATCACAGAAAATGGATATTTGCCACTTTCTTCTGTTTTAAGCGACCTAAGAGCAAACAGAACAGCTATTAGTGCTTCAATTAATCCAATTGTGCATGGCCGAAACTTTACACTTCCATGGGAAATTCACTTTTTTTCTAAAAAAGGCTGGTTGTTAATTAATGCCCCGTCGTTGCTTTCTGGATATGCATACGAACAACATGTCTTAAATTTAAACACAAATGCTTGGTGTCGTTTTGTTGGAATGGATGCTCAAAGTTGGTGTGTTTTATTTGATAAATTGTTTTTTTGTAATTCATCCGGTATTTTTCAAGCAGACGTTGGGACAACAGATAATGGAGAATGGATAACATTTTGTGTCCAAAAAGCCTATAATACATTCGGAACTCCTGAAAAGAAACAAGTTATGCGAATGGTCCCTAGGTTTTCTTCATACAACAAAAACACCATTTACAAAAAAATAAATAGTGATTTCAAAGAGGGGAATAACAGAATTATTTTAACACAAAATCAAGTTGGATATGCTTCTTATTGGGATACATCTATTTGGGATGAAGCTTTTTGGTCAGAAGAATATACTGCTTATACAACCAGAGCGTCAGTCGTTTCTAAAGCCGGTTCTTTTATAAGTGTTGGTTATTATGGCAGAACAAAAGAAGAATTAACCTTTTTATCAACAGGATTAATATTAAAAGTTTGTAACGGTCATATTTAAATATAAATATTTTTTTATTTTCAGAACGTTATAAAGATTTTTGTCTTAATTAATATTTTTTAATTTTTTCTATAAAAGAAAGTGATAACATAATGATAACAAATGGGAATTTGTGTTATTTGCCCGGCGGGGAACTCATAACATGCATTCGTTATCATAAAACGAAAGGAGTATGAAATGGGTTTCTTAAAAAAAACAGTTGGGGCTTTACTTGGGACAGGCACACCAAAATATAATCAAGATAAAAGTGCTTTAACGCAACAATACGGAGTTCAGTCGGACCTTGGGAATGTTAATTTGGTTAAAAATTCCGATGGCACATATAGTAAACAATATACATCTAGTGCCGCAGACCAGGCACGTAATAATTTGATATCTCAAGGGTTGGGAGCGCTAACATTAGACCCAACACAAACACAACAAGCTTATTATGATCAGGCAACGCGCCTTTTAAACGACCAATTTGACCGGCAACGGACAAGTGCAGATACAAACTTGATTAATAGAGGTATTCAAGTTGGGACCAAACAATATAGCGATACGATGGGAGATCTGATTAATAATCAAAACGGGACTTTACAAGATATTGCAAATCAAGCCGTTTATATGGGGCAACAAGACCTTGGTCAACGGATAGGGAATATCAATTCCCTTTCTTCTGGACGAGATATCTATGCGTTGCCAAGTATGGGTGGAAGCAATAATGCTTATGATAACTCTTATGAAGCAAAACAATACCAATACAACACAAGAGCAAATGCTATGAATAATTTGGTTAATGCTGGAGCAAGTTTGGCAGGTTTATTTGCTATGTCTGATAGAAAACTAAAAGAAAACTTACATAAAGTCGGAGCATTAGCCAACGGGCTGAATGTTTATATTGGGAATTATAAAAAAGAAACAGGCCTTGATACTACCCCACAATTGTTTTTAATCGCTCAAGAAGTTCAAAAAAAGCATCCTGAGGCTGTAAAAAGACAATTTGGGGCTTTAGCTGTTGATTATAAAAAGGCTGTAAAATAGGAGGTTATATGGTTATTGCATACAATACAAATCCTGGGGCCGGTTTGGTTTCTGGAATTTCAAACGGAATGGGACTAAGGGAAGCTTACGATGCTATGCAACGGCGTAAAGGCCTCGCCGCCGGTATGAAGACGGTCGCTAATGGGGATGAAACTGGGTGGGGACAGGTTGCCGAAAATGCCCCTGAAATGTATATGAAGAAGCTACAACAGGACCAAATCTTACAACAAAAACAAGAAGGTGGTGGTTGGACGACAGATTTAGGTCGTATGTGGAGCATAGCAAATGATCCTAATCAAACAGAACAAAACAGACAATTAGCGTCTCAATATTTAAATTATATTGCCAGAAATCCTCAAGCAAATGCTGATTGGAGTGGCGCAGGAAGGATTGGAACTTTACAAGCAGATTTAGCGTTAGGTGGTCAAATTGAAGCTCAAAAAACATTAGCTAGGGAACAGGCAAAGGGAGAAATAGAAAACACAAAAAAAGCCCAAAATTTACAAAGAAATATGGAATCTTTTAATGAAATGGCAAACGAACTTATTAATTTAGCTGATAAAGCAACATATACAAAAGCCGGTCAATTAAGGGATTCATTTCTGAGACAAACTGGGCAACCTATGAGCGAAGGTGGTATTGCACGTGAAAAATACAATGAAATTGTCAAAAACGAATTATTACCAAAGTTAAGAGAAACATTTGGTGGCCAATTATCAGATTCTGAACGTGAAGCGTTACTTGGAACATTAGGGAATGTTAATTTATCCCCAGAAGAAAAGAAACAAGCTGTTCAAGCCTTTATTGAAGCAAAAGAACGGCAATTAAGATCCTATGGTGTAACCCCTAGAGATATTTTAAAAAACGAATCACAAGAAAAAATCTATGATTGGAGGGATATTTAATGCCAATTGTAAGAATGCCAGATGAAAGGCTCGTAAGGTTTCCTGACGATATGCCAAAAGAGAAAATAAAAGCATTTATTAATGAAAAATTCCCTCAAACACAACAAAAGCCAGTTCAATTGACACCACAACAAATGGATGATGTTGAACAAAAGGCGCTTGAATTAAGGAAAAATAATGGATGGGATACATCCGGTATAAGTGTTGCAAAGGATGCACTTAAAGGGGCTTTAAAAGGTGGATTAGTTGGCGCAGAACGTGTTGCCAATGGGGCTAGTTTTGGTTTGTATGATTGGACTGGAAATAAAGTTGCAAATAAAACCGGTCAAGAATGGCTAAATCCTAGAACAAGGAAAAAGGAGCTTGAAAAAGACAGTGGTTTAATTAAAGTCGCTAATATCGGTTTTGATATTGCGGGGAGCATACCAACAGGTGGCGCTATTTATAAAGGTGTATTTGGGGGCTTAAAAGCTGTTCCCAAAGCCGGAAAAGCACTAAAATATTTAGCCCCAGAAGTTACAGGGGCTACTTTAGGTGGGGCTTATTCTGGATTTGAGAATGATTCCTTATCATCTGCTGGGTATGGTGCGGCTTTAGGTGGTTTAACAGCAGGAGTTTTTGATCTAGGAAGTAGGGGCTTAAGTAGAGTTTTTAGCGCGGCAGGAAAAGTAAAAAATGTTCCGAGGGGATTTGAACATGCCGCCGGAACTAAGGAAGGCTCTAGAATACTTAATAGAGCCGTAAGAGAAAGTGATAAAATTGCCGATGAGGTATATGGGAAAGCCCCTGAGGCGTTGGAAAAATTAAACGCACGTGCTATGGATAAACTTGATGATGCTGTTCGTGGTGGTGTGGATGTTAAGGGCCGTATAGCGTCTACAAAACAAGCTTATGGAAACTTTATAGAACAAAATTCTGGTAAACAAATTATTGGTAATCCAGAAGTTACAAGATATGTTGAACCAGATGGAAAATATACACCTATTTTGAAAAGCATCAAAAGGCATATGGAAAAGACAACTCCCGATTTTAAGCTAGCTAAAAAAGATGGGAACATAGATTATACTCATTTTTTAAAAGATTCTCAAAGAAGGGAGTATATTGGGACATTACCTTCAACCTATAATAATCCAAATGAAGTGTTTACAGGGGTAAATAAAGGGCAAGCAAGAAAATATTTGTATAGTAAATACAATAATTCTCAAAAAGGAATAGATGTTCATGATTTATTGGTAAAATCAGACGATGGAACCCTTATAAATAAATTTGCTAGGGAAGGTAGAAAAGGCGACGATTACATAAAGGGGTTACGACGCACCAGTGTCGGTGGCCATACCCTCAAGCAGACTCTAACGGGGAACACTCCCTTGTCTAACTTGCGCCATACCAATAATATATCACAAAATACAGGTAATGTCAAGCAAAATCTTTCTGCTTCCGATTTAGGAATTAAAGGTTTAACAGAAAACCAGCAAAATTGGCTAAATCAAGCATGGACGGCGGGGAAGAAAAACACACTAGAAAAAGCTGGTTCTTTAGGGCATTTGGATGAAATGAGTAAGGAATTGAATAGGATGGTTCAAGCTTCCAGGTTATCAAATCCAAATGGCGTTGGAACCATTGCTACACCTGAAACAGTTGCTTTGCAGGGATTAAAAGATAAGGTTGATGATATTATTACTGGTGCTGGCTTGAAGGGGATAAAAGCACAATATGCAAAAGCAAAAAGTCTAGAAGATGCCTATAATATAGGGTTAAAATTTAATCCTAATAGCGTAAAAACACGGAATTTGAACTTCAAAACACCAGAAGATAGAAGTGCTTTTGCTCAAGGATTGATTGAACAAATTAAGATGAATCCAGATTCGAAGAATATTGCAGGAAAAGCCCGTGATTTGAGAGGAGCTTTACGGGTTGCCCTTGGTGATAAAGCTGAAAGTGTTTTTAAGGAAACAGATTCTATCAATAAAGCCTATAAAAATGTCGAAAAAATTCTAAGAAATGCAGAACGGAAGATGAGTGTTCCTGAACCAATTACTGGGAAGGTTGGTCTTTTAAGAGAGTTAATAGAAAGCCCTGGATCATTGGTTGGTGGGACCGCTGACACAATTCATCGGTGGACAACAGCAAAATCAGCCGAAAGAGCCGCCAAATACCTATTGAATGCGGACAAAGCGGTTAAGAAGCCACTTAGAGAATTATTGGCTCCATATTTGCCGTCTGTCGCTGGAAATACTTCTGGTTCATTAATAAAACTTATGAAAGGGGAATAATATGGCATTTGATGGAAATGGAAACTGGGTAAGTGATTTTAGTGCCGTTGCAGATAGAGATGCGGATATTAAGATACTAGCCACTCGATTCGATGGAATCCTGTTAGCTGATATTTCGGCTTCTTTTGAAAATTGCCTAACAAAGGATGGTCAGATTAAACCGGCACAGAATTTCAATGTCAATAATTATCGTGTGGTTAATGTTGCGGATCCTGTTAACAATAAAGATGCGGTCAATTTGGAATATCTAACAACAAACTTAACAGCTTTCTTGTCTGGAAATAACACATGGTCCGGGAACAATGTATTTAGTGGGGATAACACATTTTCAGGGACAACAACAGGGGTAACACCGGCAGTATCTGATAATTCAACAAAGCTTGCTACTACGGCTTGGGTTATTGGATATCTTGGAAATTCAACAAATAAGGCAAGTATAGTTTCATGGGGAATGCCGGATTATAGTTCTGGGGTTAGTTTTGCAAGTGGAAGCACAACAAGTTCCAATGGTTTTTTAAAACTACGTTTCCATGAAACGGCAAAAGCAACTGTTAATGTTGATGGTGTAAAGGTATATGACCATGGTTGGGGTGGTGGCGATTACGGATCTCAATATCAAGTGAGCTATCTTCCGGTTGCTAAGGGGGCTTTAGTAACATATTCATCTATGGAATCTGTTGTGTTTTATCCATGTATAGGGGGTTAAAATGAAAAAATACGCACAAATTGCTAATGAAAAAACTAAACAATGTAATGTTGGGATTGGGACAAACACGGATTTTTATAGATCCATAGGAATGAGTGAAATGGATGTTGAAGAAGGGTATGATGGTCAATGGTATTTAGAAGGGTATGCACCTGAAAAACCGTCCCCAACATGGGAAGAGGTTGATCAAGAACGAATACAATACAGAAAAACACACATTGACGACAGGACATTGGCGCGTCAACGAAAACAGGCGAATGGGACTTGGACACCAGAAGATGAACAAGCTTATTTAGCGCTTGATGCTGAAGTTACGGCCTATATTGAAGAACATTTCCCATATCCTGAGGTATAGCATATAATGAAAAACACGAATAACGAACTTTTAGTAAAGGTTATTGAAGAATCGGCGGCTCAAAAGAAAAGCACCGAGAATATATTGATGCAATTAAAGGATATGTCGGCCGACTTAAAGCGTGTTGTAAGTATATCAGAAAAGTTGCATAACACAGTTTATGGGAATGGTCAAGCTGGTCTTATTGATCGAGTTGTTGCGCTTGAAGAATGGCGAGAAAGTGTTAATGAAGCAATACATGAGGCAAAAGGAGGCGGTAAAGTTATCGCCTTTTTGTTTGGGACTGTTGCCACAATTGCTGGTTTTTTAGCTGAAAGGCTTTTAAATGACTGATGAAAAACTGATAAAACGGGTTATCCTTCATGAGGGAATGGTCCTAAAACCATATAAATGTCCAGCAGGGAAATTAACGATAGGTGTTGGAAGAAATTTAGAAGATATAGGAATAAGTCAAGATGAAGCTTTATTCTTATTAGAAAATGATCTTAATCGATGCCATCAAGAATGTTTACGGTCCTTTTTTTGGTATAAGGATTTGGATACGGACCGACAAGGTGTTATTCAAGAAATGTGCTTCAATTTGGGATTGGCCAGATTAAAGACATTTAAAAAAATGTTGCGAGCTTGTGAAGTAGGAAACTATGAGCTTGCGGCGCATGAAATGCTTTCCAGTCGTTGGTCGGCACAGGTTGGAAAGCGTGCTGAAACATTGGCCGACATCATGAAAGGGAAAACGACATGTTATGGATAATTGAACACGGACAAACTATTTTACAATGGATTGGGGGAATTGTATTTTGTGCCTCTACAATTGTTGGGTTGACACCGACTACAAAGGATGATACCATCCTTGATAGTGTGATAAAGGTTTTAGATCATTTTTCTATTCTTCAAACCGCAAACAATCGCCAAAAATTAAAGGATTACTAAATGACAGACCAAGAAATATTAGAACAGAACAAAGAACAACGGCAACCTGTTGAATGTTGGACACGGGTCATGGGGTATTTTCGGCCAGTTAGCCACTTCAATAAAGGGAAACTATCCGAATTTGAGGATAGGGTTTGGTTTACAGAAGAAAAAGCTTGCCATTGTTCTTGTTCCTGTGAGGATGTCGCCGTTTAATTTTTGTTCGTTTGGTGCGGAGCGGGCTGAAAAAGCTGTTCGGGTTTGCCACCGAAAGCAAGATATTGGCAAAATCATTCCGTTAAATGATGCACGAAGACCTGGTTAGGCATCAGCCAATTTTATCGCGGTGGTGGAGCAGTCTGGTAGCTCGCTGGTTTCATAAGCCAGAGGTCGGTGGTTCGAATCCACCCCCCGCAACCATTTAGAGGTGCTTATGAATAAAAAAGAACGTTTAAAATTACAAAGAGCAATAAGACGAGGCGATAAAGCTATTGATGAATGGATTGACAAGGCTTTAGAATCGGGAGATTATACACGCAATATTATCTTTAAATGTGTAGTCCATGTCATTGCTAAACAAAACGAATATATCAAAAAGAGTATTGACGCAGAACACAAGAGATAA